TAGAGTTACCGATAGACACAGACCAAGCTAATGAAGTCATTAACTTGTTTAGAGATACCGATTCGGAATTACCGGCTATTTTGCCGGATTTCGATTCGACCACAGCGTGGATCCTCCGTACAGCCAAGAACCTTATTCATAGGGTTCTTGGCCCGGTTGATCCTCTTGGGGCTGATTTTGCCCCTCGCCATGGGCCTGGCTCTGTCGCCACGGGCGAGAAATGTTATGAGAAGCCGTTTTTCAAACGGTCTTATAACAGGTTGGAGAAGAAGTTTCCGCTTGCGGATTACTTTTTCTACAACTACTCTCACCTATGTGATAGATTACAGGAGCTCTCAACGTACGAGTCCAAGGAAGCAGGTACTGCAAAAGTAGTACTTGTTCCTAAAGATTCGCGCGGTCCACGTCTAATATCATGTGAGCCGTTGGAATACCAATGGATCCAACAGGGCCTTATGCGGGTTATGGTGAAAACCATTTCCCGCCATCCAATGACTAGTAGCCAGGTCAACTTTGTTGATCAGACTATAAATCGGAGGTTAGCTCTGGAGGGTTCCAAAGGGAAGCCGATAGCTACACTAGATATGAAAGAGGCAAGTGACAGAGTATCCTTGTGCCTGGTGGAACGTTTGTTCCCACGGACATGGTTCGACGCGCTTTTTGCGTGTCGCTCCTCTGCTACTCGCCTCCCATCGGGAGAGGTGGTAATGCTCAAAAAGTTCGCACCAATGGGATCAGCAGTTTGCTTTCCCGTTGAGTCGCTAATATTTTGGGCCCTCTCGGTCGCAGTTATCTTGAACAAGAACCCTGGGCTTTCACGCTGGAATGCGTGCTCACAGGTGTTCGTGTTCGGTGATGACCTCATCGTACCTCTCAAAGACCAAGAGAGTGTACGACAGCATCTCCCTTCGTTTAACCTTAAGTTTAACGATGGGAAGTGTTGTGTGGCAGGATCCTTTAGGGAATCCTGTGGATGCGATGCTTATAAAGGCGTCGATGTCACCCCACTTAAAATTAAGTGCACATGGAGTAATCGCCTAGCGGGTATGGACTACCCTGCTTGGGTCTCGTATCACAACGAGGCTTGTCGCAGGGGTCTCTTTGGCTTAGCTGACTTAATCGCTGGAGCAATTCAGCGGTTGAAACGTACCCCGTATTCCTCAACAGAGGAGGCGGGATGCGTATGCTTAGTCGATGACCGTAAAATGGCTCGCGTTGAAAACGCAATACTCGGAATCCGTAGTCGTTTTCCCAGGAATGGGAGGAATGACTATCAGCGGAGGGAGTATTACGCCACGCAAGTCCGCGCCCGTGTTGTCAACACCGGTGCATCGAGTTGGGAGGAAATGCAGCGTGTCGCTGCATTATCCGTACTAGCTCCTGATGAGACCTTTAGTGAAAACCAAAGGTACAAACCGACCTCTCGGAACTTTCGACAGTTCTTGGGGCCGGCCTCATTAGTTACGGCATGCCAGTATGCCTTGCCGCGTCAGGCAATCCTTAGACGCGGCTGGTACCCGATCGACTTAGGTTGATCGAGTAAAAAGTAAAGTACTCACGACGC